TTTTTCAGGTAGGTGATAACTTTGAATGATAAACTAAACTAACCTTACCTGCAGGCCGAGATGGGGAGCAACGGAACCCCCCACCTGCAGGGATACATGGAACTTAACTCAGCGACTACTTTGGTTCGAGCGCGAGAGATTCTCTGCACTGGCGAACGCGCAGGCGTACGGCCGCACCTTGAACCACGTCGAGGTACTGCACGACAGGCAATCGACTACTGCGAGAAAGATAGCACACGAGTCGTGGCTGGTATCGTATTTCGGCAAGGCGATTTCTGCTTGGGCCAGGGACAACGAAGCGACATACACTCGGCGGCCAACGCGATATTAGGAGGAATGAAGAGGAAAGAGCTGGCCATCAACCACACCAGCACATTTATCAAGTATCACAAAGGCCTCGACGCGCTCAGGTTTGCGACTACGCCGGCCCGAAGCGGGCCCCCTGACCACGTCTTCTGTTTCTACGGCCTTACTGGTACGGGCAAGTCCCGCTTGGCTGCACAGGTGGCAGGGGAGAACGTCTACTACAAGTCTCCTAACAACAAGTGGTTTGATGGATTCGACCCTGCTGAACACACTGCGATCATCATCGACGACTTCGATCCGAAAGAGGCAGGTGCTCTGGAGTTGCCTTTTCTACTGCGTCTGCTTGATCGCTATCCAATGAGGTAAGGTGAACCTAAGTGAACCTAAGTGGGCAGGTAATACTGACTGCCCACCTTGGTTCAGTGTGGAGTGCAAGGGCAGCAGTATTCAAGTTCCGCACCTGAACTACATCATCTTCACCTCCAACGTGCCTTTCTACCACTGGGACGGCTCCGTGAACTGGTATACTGGGAGGAGCCTCGAGCACCTGAAGGCACTGGAGAGACGCTTCCACTGGATCGTGGAATTCACCGAAGATGGTCGAATCAACAAGAAGGGATCCGAGGCAATATTTACACAGACCGAGGCAGGGGCACTTGAACAGGAGTGGCCAGACTACAACTGGGACACGGTCTCCAAGGTGCCTAATACTCCGCCTCAAGTTGTAGACTTAACCCAAGATTGAACTGTGTAATTTAGCAGATATCTTTATGCTTTCCCAATACAATCATTACGATGTTTTCCTTCGACGACGAAACATGCCTCGAACCATGCATCGAATCGGAAAGGGAAAACCCTTCTTCAAGAAAGCTAGCCGAAAGCGTAAACGCCGAGTGGGAACAAAATTGGGAAAGCGACGACGAGGAGGACGAAAACACGGATCCCGAAAACGCGGACGTGGACGTGGAGTGGTGGTCCGAACATACACCTACCCAGTCGACATCTGGAGCAGTCTCAACTCCACCCCAGGGCAGTTTCAAAGCAGCTGGCAGTCCTTTGCCATCGCAGCAGATATGGTCCTGGCCAACAGCGATACCTTCCCAGGAGAGTCCATTCATGACGCCCTCTTTTACGAAGAGTACAGAATCATCGAGGACAAAATCACCATCCATTTCAGCTCCAACGTCGTCGACAACGACAGCTACGTTCCCAACACGGGAACAAGAGCTCAGTCTCGCTATCTCTTCATGTGGCTCACTAGCAAAACTTGCACGGAAGATACCGACGCGGTGTCGAACCGTTGGTGGTGGTGGAAAACTTGCCCTGGCACGCGCCGCACTTTCCATGTGCGAGATATTAGTGGAGGACGCTGTAAAAGCATTACGATGCGAAGCCCATGCGTGTGGATGCACAACCAAGACCTCAGCATGCCAAAAACCCAAATCGGAGGACTCGCAGGAAACACCTCGCAGGCAAAATACTCTCGAAGCTGGCGTCCCCTTGCGGCTACTGCGGCAGTCGCAGGCGGAAACGTGGTGGACAACACTGCGTGGGGCTTCTACAAGTGGTCGACTGTAGGATCAAACCCCTTAGACCACGAAGACCTCCCAGCTCACGTGGCAATGAGAACGATCAAAATCGCGTACCGAAAGAACGCCTTCGGATTACAAACAGGCGCTCCTCAAGGAATCATCGGCGGCGACCTAGCTCCACTAAACGTGGGCACATGGAACGACTAGTGTTTTTCAACACTCCCCTCACGCTCCGCTACGCTCCGCTCCGGGTGGATCAGGGCGATATACAATCAGTCTTGGCGATTCGCTGCGCGAATCTTGCCGCTCTTTCCTCTCTCTATAACCCACGCTCCGCTACCCATAGCAACAGAATGCCGCCACGATGCTCGCTCCCGCTCGCATCTGCGCATTCACTTCTAACCGCGGGGGCCCCCCTCGCTCGCTACCGCTCGCTCGGCCCCCGCTCATTGAGTCAGTAAACTGTACATACTACTTTCCTAAAATAAAGTTGGAATTAAATATAAATTGAGTTAGTCTTTGCTTAACTCAAACTGAAAAACAGAGAGAGGTCACGTGACCTCTCGGCGGGAAGCGCTTACGCTTACTAAAAGCAACACCGCGCTTAAATCATTTCGAACATGCCAAGGGCCAACCAAGTGAAGTACTGGTGTTTCACTATCAACAATTACGATGAAGAACACTGGAAGGCGTATACTCCATCGGCGGAGATCAAGGCTATTGTTTTTCAGGTAGGTGATAACTTTGAATGATAAACTAAACTAACCTTACCTGCAGGCCGAGATGGGGAGCAACGGAACCCCCCACCTGCAGGGATACATGGAACTTAACTCAGCGACTACTTTGGTTCGAGCGCGAGAGATTCTCTGCACTGGCGAACGCGCAGGCGTACGGCCGCACCTTGAACCACGTCGAGGTACTGCACGACAGGCAATCGACTACTGCGAGAAAGATAGCACACGAGTCGTGGCTGGTATCGTATTTCGGCAAGGCGATTTCTGCTTGGGCCAGGGACAACGAAGCGACATACACTCGGCGGCCAACGCGATATTAGGAGGAATGAAGAGGAAA